CACGGTCAGATCCATATAGTGCAGCTTCTTGGCTCCAAGTACTTCCAGATCGTTTCCATATATATGCGGCACCAGCATCAGCAACACTGTTATAGTCGTCTTGGGTACCACCAACTATAATATAATTTGTGTCCTCACTTATCCCAACGTTTCTTCCAAACTGAGAAACTCCGCTACTAGAAACGCCTCCTGTAAATGTTTGTTGATGAGACCAACTTGTACCAGATCTTGTATAAACACTAACTTTATCTTTACTACCGGAACCACTTACGATGTATGTCATATCCTGATTAGCGTCAAATTTTGTCATATAACTCGCTGCTTCTGGGGCATCTAATGTTGCTTCTTTTGACCAACTGGTACCTGATCTGGTAAGAACATATATTTGACCAAAATCTTGCCCAGATGTAGATGAATGATTTGCTCTGTAAGCACTTACTGCTGCTCTAGAACCATCGCTATTTAACCTAGCACAACTACCAAAATACAAGTAACCAGATGTAGGAGGGTTAGTGGTAGCATAGCTTGTTCCTGCTAACTTCACCTGTTGTGACCAAACATTACTTCCATTATTTGTAAACACAAAGGCAGAGCCGCTACCGGAATATGTGTCATCGTCAAATGGACTTCCAACTAAAGCATATAAACCATCTCCACTAAGAGCAACACTAGTGCCAAATCCATCATATGCGGCAAGCCCACTACCAGTTAATTTCTTTTCTGTAACTGATCCAGACCAATCAGGTCCGAAAGATAGTGTAAATGTATTCTGTACAGTAGCTTGATTAATACCGTCACTTGCCTTGAATGTCAAAGTTGCAGATCCATCTGATCCTAATGCTGTTGCAGAGTCTGCAGTTCTCGGAGTAATAGTTACAACCGAAGAATCCTGAGATACCGTAGCAAATTTAAATAGATCACCACCAGATTCGAGCGATAAAACTAGACTAGCGTCATCATTATCAGAATCGGTAGCTGTCATTGTAATAGTAGTTGCTGATCCTGCAGTCAATGCAATAGTACCGGATGCACTAAGAGATAATGATGGTGTAGCATTAACTACTGCTACGTTATACCAACCATTTCCATTTGATACATATATTCTTGAGTTTTCAGTTACATATGCTTGTTGGCCAGTAGTTAAACTTGTCACTGGTAATGAATCAAGTGTAGAAAACACTGACATTGCAGATGCAGACTTCATTACAAGAACTGCAGCTGAATCAATAGTAGAAGTAGTAGAAGGACGTAAGGCTTTTAAATTAGTATTAGTCTTACGTGTTTCTTCTAAGAATTTCGTTATGTCTCGTACTCTACTCATTTTTAATTTCCTTATTAACCTGCTTCATAGATGTATGCTGCGCCTTCGCCGCTGTTAACATATTGTCCACTAGCAGCTATATATGTTCCATCACTACTTATCGATGTAGACTTTGCAAGATAACCGCCGTTCGTTGAGGCATCTGATGCTGTTATTATAGATTGTTGTGTCCAAGTTGAACCGGTTCTTTTAAACGTATATAGGGCACCAGCACTACTGATTGGATTACCTGCGCCTCCATCTTCACCATATGCGCCTACAACAACAAATGTTCCATCAGAATTTATTGATACTGAATATCCAAAATAATCAGTTGCTTGTGCATCAGATGCAGTTAATTTAGCTTGTTGTGTCCAAGTAGAACCTGACCTTGTAAAGACATAAGCAGCGCCAGCATCGGAACCACCGGTGTCTTCACCGTCAGCACCTATAATCATATAAGTAGCATCAGGATTCATTGCTACTGATCTACCAAAATTGTCACCCGTTTGTGGATCAGATGAAACTAGTTCTGCTTGTTGTGTCCAAGTAGAACCTGATCTAGTATAGATATAAACGAGACCGGAAATGTTGCCAGAGGCGTAATATCTACCTGGGGCACCAACAGCGGCATAAGTACCACCCGAACTCATTGATACTGATGAACCAAATTTAGCATTCGCCGCATTGGTGAAACTAGGTAATCTTGCTTGTTGTGACCAAGAGGATCCAACTCTATAATAGATATAAGCAGCACCATTGTTGCCGGATGGATTTCCGGCACCACCATCTTCAAAATGTGCACCAACAATAGCATAAGTAGCATCCGAATTTATTGCTACCGCCCAGCCAAACTGATCTGAGTGTCCTACATCTGATGCTGTTAATTTAGCTTGTTGAGTCCAAGTTGATCCAGATCTTGTAAAGACATATGCAGCGCCGTAATAAGCGTTGACCACGCCAGCCTGGATTGCACCTACAATAACATATGTAGCATCAGTATTAAATGCCAGACCTCCTCCGCCTAATTGATCAAAAAACTGCGGATCTGATGCTGTTAATTTAGCTTGTTGAGTCCAAGTTGATCCAGATCTTGTAAAGACATATGCAGAACCAGCTGAAGTATTCCCATCATCATCATTTGGTGCACCTGCAATAAAATAAGTAGCATCTGAATTCAATGATACGTATGACCCAAAACCATCACTTGTTGCACCATCTGATGCTGTTAATTTGCTCTCAGTAGGAGCGACAGTCCAATCAGGACCAAATGTCAAACTAAAGGTAGTCGTACCAGAACCAAATGATACACCATCACTTACCTTAAATGTAAGAGTAGATGATCCTGGTGTAGCACTATCTTCTGCTAAAGGCGTAATGGTAAACACACTAGAATCTTGACTTAATGTTGCAATATTAGAAAATGATCCATCTGATTCAACTGAATATACCAAATTTGTATCAGCATTATCGCTATCTGTTCCTGTGAGTGTAATGACTGTAGGTGTGGAACCATCTATTGCTAGTGTTACAGCACCAGATGGACTGATAGTTAATCTAGGTGTCGCATTAAATAATGCGACACTGTACCATCCAGATCCATTAGAGACATATACACGATTTGCACTAGTGACAAAGGCCTGCTGACCAGAAGTCAAGCCAGATGTAGGTAAATCATCGATTGTTGCATATACAGTTAAACCTGTCGATACATTATCTAAACTAGTCGATTTAATATCACCAGTATTATCAATAATACTTGCTAATGCTCTTGCTTTTGATTCTGCCATAGTGGGTCCTTACTTAGTTAATTCAAAATAGTTAAATCTAAATGATGCTGCAAAAGTAATGAATTCGTTTCCACTTGCGGTTGATTCAAATGCAATGTCACCTAATGATGTAGGTACACAATCAACATACCTTACTCGCTTTGTCTGATTATTATGACTCGATAAAATTGATAAAGTAATATCGGCATAAGTCCCAGGTTGGCCAGCAGATGCTTGAAATGCTGTGCGCTTTGTCATCGGTGTTTCAAGTAATCTACGTATCCATTGATACATCTCATCATAGCCTTTAAGGTCTTCATCCAATATAATATTACATGCTAGCTCGTTAAAAGTAAGTGCATCACCCGGAAGTGGTACACCTGCAATTCGAGAATATGGAAGTTCAACTGGATTGAATATCATTCCGGGATGTGTAATATTTTGACAAAAGAATTCAAGGTTAGGAAAATTACGTCTATCAATAACCAGCTTAAAGCTAGTCGGTTGTAGGTAATTAAAATTTTCAGTTAGTGTTGCCATACTCTTATTTATATGTTTTTTCCTTTACAAACTCAACAAACTATGGTATAATAAACTGTGGTTTGGAGAGGGAGGATACCCATAAAAAAGGACCGGCTTTCGCCGGTCCAGTCTATATTCTATTTTTTTATTCTTTATGCAAGAATATTGTCTACACGGAAGATCCGGTAGTATTGGTTAGTCTTAGCAGTAGCTAGGCCATCAGCTGGAGCAGTACCTACGAATGGGTTTGATACCATACCGTAACGTGTCTTAAATCCAATTTTTGGCTGGAAGCTTTGCTCACCTACTGCACGGACCATTGTTAGTGGTACGTATGGGCAATAGAAGAGACCTGCATCATAAGGGTTAGTTCCCTTATAACCAACATTGACGTAGTCCTGAGTTGCATATGGATCAATGTAGACCCGTGTGCGACCATTCATGACACCAGCGAAAGTATTGCCAGTATCATCTACTTGCAAGTTGGTTGACATTGCTGGAGTATAGTCAAGCATGCCAGAAGCTGAGAGAGCAGAAGCAACATCTGATGAACAGATCATAAAGTTACCTTTACCCCGACGTGTTTCTTTAGCAATTGTGTTAGCTTCACGCTCGATTTGTACGATCAGGCCTTTGAATTTCTCCACTGACCAACGACCGTCTGCATCTGTTGAGAGGTTGAAGATACCGTTAATTGCTGTGTTAGCAGTTAGTGCACCTGTCTTAGCTTGTGAGTTAACTGTGCGAATAACTTCACGGTTAATTTCAGCCATGATCTCAGTTGACAGAATGTTAGCCAGTTCTGTTTCAGCATCGAGGCCATGAATGGCTTTAAGATCCTGAGCAAGTTCCAAGCTATATTCTGCTTTCAGTGCCCGTGACTTGGCAGTCACAGTTGCTTTTTCGATGGTGAAACCCATTTCAGCAAAGCTCTCACCAACACCGTCACCCAAAGCTTCAGCTTCGGCTGTTGAGTATGGATCATTAGCTGCTAGAGGATCAGTACGCTCATCATCAATTGATCCTGGTGTGGAAGCTGAAGAATCAGCCAGACCTGAAGATGAACCGTTTGCAGTTGTTGCAGAATCTCCGGAGAAGCCAATTGGTGCTTCGTTGAAGAGTGCTTCTGCACCGTCTGATACACCTGCTTTTGTCTTTTCAAAGGTTGACTTCATTGCGAAGATCAAGCCTGTTGGTCCGGACATTGGCTGGACTCCACACATGTCATATGCCATAAGGTTTGGCATTGCACGGCGGACAAGGGCAATAAGAACTGGATTCCAGTTAGCAGCATTGCCTGTGTTGTTTGTTGGAGCTGCTTCTGTCATGAATTGGCCTTGGGCCGCTTCTTCTGCGAATGCACGCTCTTGGTTTTCTAGAATAGCAGCAGTAACTGCTTTCCGGTGATGATCTTTAATAGTGCCGGCAGACTCTTCGTTCAGTACCGGTGCCCATTTTTCGATCAGTCGATCGTATGATACGGTTTGCATTTTTTTTGGACTCCCAAATTATTTATTTGTTTTTTGGATTGCTGTTAAATACTGAGCCATAGAACCCGATGCTACTTGAACACCATCGTCATCCGACACATCTTCTTCGATAGAAGCTGTTTCAGTAACTTTTTTGGTAAAGTATGATTCTTTAACAGTCTCTACTTTCTCAGCGAAAGTTTCTTCTGAATCAAAATCGATATCACTTACCAGTGACTTTAGTTTTTCAACTTGAGTTTCTGCAAGACCTTCAGATGCTTCACGGATAATTTTTTCCCGCATTAGCTCTTCGAGTACTCCCATCATCTCAATGTTTTTAGCAGTTGTATCATTTAGTGACTCTTCGAGTTCTGATACTTGATCTGCCATTTCGTCAACTAAGTCAACCTTAGCTTCCGGAACTTCGATGTAAGACTCTTCAAACAAATCTTTCAGACTTGACATGAAGTTCTCAGCAATTTCTGTTCTTAGGCCTGACTGGACTGCAAGCTTATTCTCTTCCATCCAGCTCTCAACTACGTAGTTAAGATAATTGTCGACTTTTTCAACTAGGTCAGCTTTAGTAGATTCTACTTCTTCTGCCAACTCTTCGTTGTACTTCTCTTCAAGGCGATCGATCTCTTCAGATAGCTTAGACTTAATAGCTGCTTCAAAGATTGTCTCTGCTTTTGCCTTGAATTCATCTGACAGAGTTGCCTCTGATTCGACGAGTGCGTTTAGATCTTCAGAAAAATCAACTTGATAATCGAGCTCTGGAGATTCAGCAATTGCTTCACCTTCAAAATTCTCTACATCAAAGTCGTCTTTATGGTACATTGCCTGTAAATCAGTCTTGCCCATTTTTTGCATTTTTCCAACCATAGCAGTAATTAGTCCTGCTTTAGTTTTGATCATTGGATCTTGTTTTGTTTGATCACCTTTACGCTTTGGCGCTTTACCTGTAGCTTCACCTGCTTTATCAACAGATGCTACAGACTGAGCCTCAGCATTTTTCGGATCGTGAGTTGCTGCTTCCACGACTTCGTTGTCATCATGGAGGTCAATCTCTTGATCTTGATTTTGATCTTCAGTCATAATTGACTCCTTTATTTATTATTTGAGCAACGAGAGGAAATTCTTAAACTCACGAACTTGTGTCTCATAGAGATCCGCACGAGGAGCTTTCTTAATTTCAGTCTCCATTATTTCAATTGCTTGTGGTTCAATGATTCCGTTATTCCAAACCCATTCAACACCTTCCATAACTCCATTAACAAATGCGCTAGGTGCAGATGGATCTTGAACGATGTCTACCGCATTAAGAATAAAGTCGTCTTTGACGACCATTGCGTTACCATTGTTCTGCAAGCTTCCCATACCACGAGTTGAAACGCCTAATCTGACACCACCATCGAGCAAACCTTTTACAATTTGTCCCATAGGAGTTT